CCCGGAGTACTGGTCGCACAGTAGGGGACGTACTCGTAGACGACGGACTCGACCTCGTAGGTCTCGTAACGCACGGCGATCTGTGACAACCATGAGTCGTTAAGTGCCCAGCCAGGCTGGCCAGGTACTTTAGTGACTGTGAAGTTGCCGTGACAAGTGATTGCGCCAACTGAGGCCGAGTTGCAAACACGCGCCATATTGTCATCAGTGCGAATACTGCCACCGACGAAGCGGGTGCGAGAACCGACAGCAACGACGGCATTTGACTTGCTGGATTTAGCGCCAGCACGCTTTGTTTGGCGACTAGGATTCTTGGTCTTAGTCATGCTCTAGTATGGGATCCCGCCGAGCAGGCGCGACTGTACATCGCTGGAAACATCGCACTGTTGGGCCGTGCAGTCTGTTGGCATTTAGTGACACGTACATTTAGCACGGAAGTATTGAGGTGAAAACCACCGTTTTGGCCCATTTAATTCCATCGACCCCATTTTATTGGAAGTGAAGATACGGGGCACGTGGTGCAGCACGCGCCTCTACAGGTACGGTCCACTCATGACGAGTAGCAACTAAACTCGTCTCAATGGCCTCCTGCCGGTCTGGTGTGATGTCGAAAGCTCGAAAGAAACTGGCTCGTGTCTCGGGCAATATGACTGAGTTCTCATCAGTCATGCCTTCAGCCAGGTTCTCCATTCCACTTCGGCTGTAATCGATGTCTGCACCACTGTTGGTCAAGCCGCACCCAAGCATGTCGTACCATGCCCGAGCAACGGGAACACCATCAGTGAGGCGCTGGCCACAAACAGCGAGCGCTGCGCGCTGCCGCTTCCACTGCTTCTCGTTAGCCAGTGGTTTAAGCCAGAAAGAGTCTTTTGTCATTGTAATTCGCGGGTCCCGCACCATGACCCAGCCTTTGGCTGTGTACACGGGCGAGCTTTGGCAGAAGGATATTTTCTCGAAAACATCAACATCCACCTCACGCTTCATCGTGAAACCGTAGCGTTGAAACCACGGTACAACGTCCTCGAACATTCCAAGGTCAGAACGTTCGACAATTACGACACAGTCATCGCCATCATTGACGAATCCTGCTTTCAGACTTTTCTCATCAAAGTACCGCCTGAACATGGCGCACATAATGAGCACATTGCCGAGTGACGTATTCATGTCCCCGCTCATTCTAGAGCCCGGAACTTCGTACTTCACCCAGCCATCCTTACAACGCCCGAAGCCTTTGTTGTTCAACTGCCATTTGAGGAGTTTCACAAGCTCGGACGACTGACAACATTTGTTGTAGACACTGTGTTCCCATTCGAGCGCACCGACGGATACCGATTGGTCAAATCTCGACGCATCCAAACCGACAGCCACTGGGTCAAAGAACTTGTCCCAATGGCTGCGAAGCAACCGGCCGCGAGAAAGAGCGTTCAACCCTTTCGCGACGACCGGCGCCCCAAATATCTTATTTACCGCCTTGTACATACGCTTTTCAAGTGGTTTGAGATAGCGTCCTACCTCGACGTTGTAACGTGGGCTGCGTGGTTGAATGATCCTGGGAACGGGATCACTCTTAGAATCAAGATCCAGCTTTTCCGCCTTCACAAAGGCTTGGATGAAGCTATCCTTTCTTGAGACCCTTCTGACTTGAAGAGATTCAACAGCTTTGACATACACGCTCCGCTTGCGTCCCGAATACAACAGGGGAAAACTATCCCTCTGGATCGGGGAGACATGCTTCACGTACTTGAATACTGCATCCCTAAAGTCGGACAAGGTATCCTCGAAAATGTGGTCGATGGGACCACCATCCCTGATGTACTCACCATCGACTTTTCGAAGAAAGACCCTCTCCACAACACCACGCAACAACG